AGCAGGAGCAGCAGGAGGAGCAGGAGGAGCAGGAGGAGCAGGAGCAGCAGGAGTAGCAGGAGCAGCAGGAGCAGCAGGAGCAGCAGGAGAAGCAGCAGGAGCAGGAGAAGCAGAAGCAGCAGGCTTCGGCACTACATGCTTGAGCTTGGCAACCTTGGGCTTTGCGGCAGGCTTAGGCGCAGCGACAGGCGCAGTGACAGGCGCAGCGACAGGCGTAGCGACAGGTTCAGTGACAGGCACAGAAGAAACAGGCGCTGCTACTGCGTCGGGACAGAGCTCACGAAGAGCATCAATTGTGGAGGAAGGAACGGACTTGCCCTCAACGAGGAGCAGGAGGGTTTGTGCGAAGAGGGAGGAAGACATTTGTGTAAGAAGAAAACTTGGAAGCGGATGCGAACAAAAAAAGGGTAGGTAGGACGCGTCAATTTTTTCAACCTATCATAGTAAGGATGAAACCTATTATAGATTTGGTCATGTCATATATACCAATCATATTGCTCGCATTTATTGTAGCCTGTACGATATATAGTGAGATTGTAGGAACATGTGTACCTTGGCATAAATTAAAACTTCTTATTGAAAGCGCCTTCTTTGGACGAGGTGGTGTGAAAGTCCTTGGCTAGAACTAAAAAAATGAATCATTTACAACCCAAGAACTTAAAGAGCATAACAATGGATACTCCTGTACCCGATACACTTATCCGTGCATCTGTACAGGGTATTGTCTACTTGATTAATTCGCAAACCGGACATGTCTACACATATAATACTGAATCGCCCACATATATTGGACAACTAGAGCGTATTCCAGAGAATGATAAGCATCTAATGTCCAAACAGAACGGCTGCCTTCATTATGCGAAGGTGAACTACCGCAGTGACATTCGCGAAGTAATGGAAGCACTTCGTAACACTCATTGAAAAAAATGAAGTATTCGTTACCAACTAAGGTAGAAATACCAATGGACGATATCTTACGCCAACGTAAATTACTAATTTGGCGTAAAATTCTTGAAACATTCCCTATTGAGCCGCATGTCCGTAATCGTGTTACACGGCAAATCCTCCCGCAATCGCTGGTGGATGTAGCGCCGCCTGCGCCGCCGCATAAAGACGACGCTCCGCACGATAATATGAAAGTTGCTCCTCATTGCTCGCAAATTGATATGTAAATGTACTATGAAGAATATTGTAAGTACTCACTTGAATATAAATAGCCATATCGGCATTGTTCTCTATTTTTTGACCCTCGGTCATCGTTGGCGCAGAGACAATTTGCGCCGGAGTCTGTTTGAATACAGGAGGACCGGTGCCATTTGTACAAATTGGCAAGGGCGCAAGAGAAATAGACTGAAAAATCTCTGGTGGTAGATTTGGATAGCGGTTGACATGTAACTGTTGTCCAACACGATAATCGGATACTTCTGTATTGTTATAGAACTGATACCAGGTTTGTCCAAAATCACCTCTTAAAAATTTTAAATAAATCGTAAAATTGTAGTTTTCTACTTTTTCAAAGGTGTTCCATTGCCGCTGTAAGGTAAGAAGGTCACTTTTAGTACGATATTTTACACCTGATAGATCGTATACATATTGGGTACGAACGCCTGCTGCCACCTGAGCAGCAAGATTTTTTTGGTATTTAGACGACATTTCTTATTCACATTAAGAGGTTTTTAAACCGAACGCTCCTCATCACCCTCTCCCTCATCCTCCTCGGAGAGATCCTTACTATAATCACGAACGCGCTGCTTTTCTCGCTGAGCACGATTAAAGCGTAGATGCTCGGCATACTCCACCGAGGTTTCATAGTCCATTTCATCAGGGCTTTCAATTGGATACTCCTCATCCGAGGAGCGACGCGAGGGCGAAGATTCCCAAATGGGCACTGTGGCACGCTCGGTAGTCTTGGATAGCTCCGCCTTTAGCGCTGCCACCGCCAACGCTGCCATAGACTTTGCAACCAACTCCGCTGCCTCTTTCGCCTCAATCGTCTTTTTAATCTGCTGCGCAGCAGCGAATGATGATACAGGGCGCCGGCTGGGAGCAGTGGACGGAACGGAGGAAGGAACGGTGGAAGGAACGGAGGACGTAGAAATCATAGATGCCATTGTAAGAAAGTAAGGAGGGTACGATTCGTATACTCGTTACAAACAGATTCAATTTTTTCCGCCCTTTAACTATCATCAAACATCATCATTCCCTTACCGTTCCTGATTTCGAACACATTCCATGCCTCGCCGTAGGTGAGCATAGTCGTTTTACGGCTATTATTACGCGGATCCATAGGTATAGGACCGAGGATAGGATAAAGAACGGGTAGAACGGCGCGAGTAAATTGGAGGGTGCCAGCGGGATTGGTCGTATCAAACCCGCCAAAGGTAATACTATATACATCTTGGGGTACAGGATAAGTATAATCAAGAGGCATACGAATATTTTTCCAGTAGCCGGTCACTTCACGAAAGACTGCGATTGGCCACTGCTTGATGCGGTCAATATTCGAAATATTCAGGCGTAAACTGGATAAGAATGGAGAACCGTCAAACGCGGTCAATACTGAGAGTTGTCCTGCCTGCGTGGACGCATAAGAACGGAGACCCACCAACATACGGCTCACTGAACCAATCATATCAATGGTAAACGGGAGTTGTACAGTTGCCGAATAGGGCGGCGATGCAGCAACAAATGAATTGTCCTCGATGGTAAACTGTTCGTGCCGAATATTGGTAAACGGAATCTGTAATGTCTGGGCTTTGAGCCATGTATTGGCATCACGAGGTAAATAGAGTTGCGTCGATTCAAGGGACATTTGAACAGGCGCTAAACTGGACAAAGGGAGTGTAACTTGTGTGGCATCAATAGGACCTCCCTTCACACTTTGGATAAGTAATGGCTTGCCACCCCACGGCGCCGGGTTGAGCCGTCCATCGCTCGCTGTAACAACATCTGTGAGTTTTCGCAGATATATGCGTATACGGAAACGCTGTTGTTGAAGGGCAACTAAAGGCAATCCAGGCTCAAAGAGCCCCTGGGAACCAAGAATAGGAATAGGTACTCTTAGCGGTGCTAGGGTGGCAGAGCGTCCAAGAGCAAGGGGTGTTTCAATATGAGCACCCACTTCGTCGTTCATAAGAAATACATTACCCGTCTCCGATTCTTGACGCAGTCTCCATGCTAAGTATTCACCGTAGTATTCATGAATAATGACCTGGTCCTGGAACAACTGTATTTTATCGATCATTTGGAATCCAATACTATTCGTATAACCAAAGGTGACCCCGCTCGCATCGGTCACAAGACCGGTAGGATTGGCAGCAACAGCGAGCGGCGGCAGCCATGTAGGAAGTTCAATATGTAGATAAAAGTATTTCGCAAAATCGCCTCTATGGTCAATATCAAAATCGACCCAGCGCCCCCAATCAGGCTGGTTACGCGGTTGTGTTATGTAGATTTCCTTTGTGAAGGGAACCGAACGCATGTAAACGCTGTGAAAAAACGATACTTTAGGATTTGCGGTAAAGAAGATATCCTTCTTGCCGCGAGCAACAAGTTCCATCAACCCACCGGACCGGGATGTCATTCCTCCTTATTGTAAGAAGCACAGGATTTTAAACCCTTCTTATAGTAGAGATGTTCCATCCTTTGATGACTGCGTTCACAGCGCTATTGTTTCTTGTCCTCACGCCCGGTATTCTCGTTACACTTCCTCCTAAGGGTTCTAAGTTTGTAGTGGCTTTAACGCATGGTGTAATCTTTGCGGTCCTATACCATTTTACGCACAAGGCGGTCTGGCACTTGACCCAGAAGATGGAGGGCTTTCAGAATGAGTATGTGCTGCCACCGGCGATAAAGAACGGCGATGTCTGTAAGACGCAGACCTGTATGTGCAATGGCGCGGAGATTGCCCAGGCGGGACGATGCCAGTAAATAATTTACAGAATGCGGCTGTCGCTTTGCGGAACCGGTCTAAACATATAAACCCCAGAATCACTAACGATGAGTTTTCCGAACATTAGTACAGGCTTTGGTCTTTCGGCACAGCCGGTAAATCCGCCTGGACTGAATGACATTAAGGCGACGGATAATCGGCAAAATGTGATTCTTACGACGATTCGTATTCCAGATGACCATATCTGGGCAAATGGTCTTTTTCAAAATGTCTATATTATTTACCGCATGTTGGAGGTGATGGGACTCAAGCCATGGCTGATGGTGGACAATAATCAAAATCATAAGGATGCCACGCTCCACGAGAAGTTTCGTATGTTAGATTTTAAGGAGTACGCCGCTGCGCCATTTCCGGTCTCCTCCTATCTTGAAATCGGTATGTCGTGTGACCCAGGCATTCGCCGCTTTTTCCGTTCTATGGGCTCAAAGGTCTCAAAACTATATCTTGGCAATATTCTCAACATTGATATTGAAACGATGACATTCCTTAAGAATGTAAATTTTAGTCATCATGTAGCAGGCGAGATTGACGAGATTTGGGTGAGTCCCCACTACGATTTCCATGCGGAGTACGCCGGTTCAATCAATGCCCTTTGTGGGAAAACCAGAATTGCTCCATATCTTTGGGATCCCATGTTTATTCAGGATTTAGGGCAAGTGTATACTGACAAGGGTCTTGGACCGGAAACTCCACGCACCTTTGTAATTATGGAACCGAATATCAGTTTCCAGAAGAATTCAATGATTCCTATTATGGTTGCGGAGGCGTATTATCGTCGATTTCCTGGACGCGTTGAACAGGTGATTGCGATTAATGGTGAGCGACTCAAGCAGAATATGTATTACACTTCGTCTATTCTGCCTTATATAACTATGCATAGAGACGGTAAACTACAACTTACGCCGCGCGCGCATATTGTAAATCTAGTAAAAGCGTTCCCATCAGCGATTGTCATTATGCACCAGGTGAACAACGAATACAATTACAGTTTCTTAGAGTTTTTTACGATGGGATTCCCTGTTGTACATAATATTAAGCGATTCAAGGACTATGGATATTATTATGATGAGAATGACTTTGAGGGCGGTGCCGACATGATTGATAAGATTATTAAGTTTCATACAGGAAATAAACTTGCGTATGCTGCGCAGGCGAAACAACTTACATGGCAGTTTTCTGTTAACAATCCAACGAACATGGCGGCGTGGAGAGATCTCTTGTTTACGAAGGTAGATTCCGCACCGGCAACAACGGCGCAACCAGCAACGGCGCAACCAGCAACGGCGCAACCAGCAACGGCGCAACCAGCAACAACATCGCCGACAAAGGTAGCAAAATCGGTAAGATTTGCAAAATAGGGCTGCGGTACCCTCGTCGGTTTAAAAACCACCCATAAGACATCTTATAGACCATATGAAGGTTGGAATCACTGTAAGATTTCTTAATAGCTATTTTAGCGGCGGCATCCCGCAGGTTGCGTGTTCCCTCGCAAAAACTCTACAAATCGCAGGGCACGATGTAACGCTTCTACACCCTCTAGATGAACAGGACTGGTTTATTGATGTGAAACAACTCGCCGCAACTATGCCGCCACGCCGCCCCTGGTCGCCGGACTCCAAGGATACCTATGATATAGTGATTGAGGTAGTTTGGCATGTACCTGAAGGATCGCGCCCCACAATCGCCCAGCACCGTATTCTATGGGTTCACCAGCCCCCCGTATTTCACGATATCGAATCGTCCATCTATCCGCTCACCTTTGCGCCCCGCTCATTCAAGAATATTACAGGAATTATGACCTACGATTTCTATTCGCAGCAAGATGTCAAGTATCTTGAGTTTTTGTCAGGAGTCCAGGTTGTTCAAGTACCGTTTCTATGGAATCCAGAGGCGCTTGATATCTTTCGTACGGAAGCGAATCTGCCAGAGTGGAAGGATTCGGCAAAGCGTGTAGAGAAGCTCATACCGGCAGATGCACATCCGTCCGCCTCATGGTCTATTCGCATTATGGAGAGCAATTTCAGTAATACGAGCCACTGTAATATTCCAATGAATATTCTTACCCAGATTCGTGTAAAGGGTGATCCTGTGCGTTTTTGTGTACACAATGGTGAAACTCTTGCAAAGAACGATTTCTTTAATACGAATATTGTAAAGAATCTGCTTGTACCAGACATTAGCGGTGCCATGGTACCGCGTGTACGATTGCCGGATCTCCTACAAGAAAAGGCAGTAATTATCGCACATCAGCGTTTCCGTCCGCTCAAGACATTTATGTTGGATGCACTCTATCTTGGAATTCCGCTGATTCATAATTGCCAACTTCTAGCAACAATTGGTGCTCCTTACAGTTATAAACTCAACCAGATTTTGGATGCAACTGCCGCATGGGAACAGTTAAAGAAGGATTATGCGACTGGAAAGGGTATTTTTAATAATAAAATGTCGAATGTTCTACGAGAAGTCATCGTTCGCAAGTTTTCACCGAAGTTCCTAGCAGATCAGTATAAGGATCTTATTAAAAAGGCAATGATACCGAAACCAATTGTATCGGTGACTCATTTGCCAATGAAGGAACTACGCATTCATTTCTGTGAGATGTGGAGCGAATTTGTACCGAAGCATAACTTTTTTATGTATCTCTTTTCATGGATTGGTGCTACAAATGGTATTTCTGTTATTCTGGATAGTAAGACCCCCAATCTTGTTGTGTACGGACCGCTTAGCAAGGGAGAGGAGAAGGCGTATCCTGGTGTATCCAAGCTATGGTTTACGGGCGAGAATGTTTCGCCGCCGAATAATCCAGATATTGTGCTCAGTGTTGGATTCCAGTATAACACTTCGCCAAACTACATTCGTCTACCACTATGGATGATTGAGGTGAATTGGTTTGGTGCGGATCCGGCAAAGATTGTCAATCCTCGTCCTGTTTCTTTGGAGGCGGCGACAACAGTGGATCCGGCGATTCTTGATAAGAAGAGTAAGTTCTGTGCCTTTGTTGCGACCAATCCCAATAACCAGAATCGTAATATTTCGTTCCAGATTTTGGATAAGTGGAGGGGAGTCGATTCGGCAGGTCGGTTATTCTGTAATCGCAAGGAAGGACCGATTCCGGCGGGTCTAGGTGGCGGCGGCGGCGAACTGGCAAAAGTAGATTTCTATAAGGATTATAAGTTTGTGATCGCATACGAGAATTCAGCGGGTCCTGGCTATACGACGGAAAAGATTTTCCATGCAAAGGTGGCAGGTGCGGTACCGATTTATTGGGGCGATCCGTTCGTAGATCGTGACTTTGATTCTGCGGGATTTATCAATGCCAATCAAATTAGTCAACCGGATGAGCTTATCGCGTTGGTAAAGAAGATTGACGATGACAAGGAGGCGTGGCATAAGATGGCAGCGACACCGGCGCTATCGGCAAATAAGAAAGCACAGTGCGAACAAACTATGGAAATTCTAGGAAAGCGCGTATTCAAGCTTATCTTGGACGCGGAGGTAAAGACGGACTCATGGGTTAAAGCGTTAACTTTTGGTAAAGAGTATGAGACAATGAGTTTTCCAGTGAAGATTCAGCCAACGCCAGCGTCAGCACCAGCGTCCCTTGTAGTAGAAACTGTTCCAACATCGACGGGTCCTCATATGTTTGTTACGGCAGCAAATGCGAAGTATGTCGAGGCGGCGGTCAATGTTCTTGCATCTATGAGACAATATGAGCCAAATACACCGAAGATTGTTTATGTATGGAAGGATGTAACAGCCGAGCATAAGGAGGCGCTAAAGAAGTACGGTGCCACTGAAATCCGCAATTTCCCTGAGGATCACGGTCCTTGGCGCGATTTCTGGGAGCCACAGCACTTTGCGTGGAAGCTCTGGCTCCATGTGGACGCTATGAATAAGGCGCCATCAGGAACCTCAATTCTATATCTAGATGCCGGTATCGCCATTGCCACCCCACTTACAGATATCTGGAATGCAATTGAGACAAACGATATTTTCCTTATTAATGACAACGAGCAAACGAATGAGCGCTGGTGTCATCCAACATTTTGTAAGGAACTCCAGGTTACAGCAGTAGAGCTTGCTGCCAATCAGGTTCTGGGTGGTTGCATTGGTTACAAGGTAGGCGGCAAGTATGCGGATTCGGTATTCCGTCAAGCGATTAGCATCGCAGAGGAGAAGCGCGATGTGATTGTTGGTGAGAAGTGGAGCCCCTACTCTCAGGTGTGCCTAGGACATCGTCATGACCAGTCTATTGTAAGCATTCTTACGCAGCGAGCGGGTGCGCCTCGTCTACCGCTTAAGGATTTCTATTGTGATCGTTCTATGCGTGCAGCAAAGCAGTGGAATGTTCCACTCTATGTTCACCGCGGCAATTACAAGGATATTGTTCCCTTTACGGATGGTATCGCGGAGGCGTATGTTATTAATCTTGAGCGCCGCGCGGATCGTCTCGAAAAGTTTAAGACAACGCATAAGAATATTAAGGATCGTGTATATCTCTGGAAGGCAACGGATGGTCGCCAGATCACGCTAACTCCTGAGATTGTCCATTGCTTCCGTAATAACGATTTTAACTGGAAGAAGTCGGTCATGGGTTGTGCTCTATCGCATTTGAGTTTGTGGGAGAAGCTTGCAAATGATCCGCTCGCAAAGTCATATCTCATTATGGAGGATGATGTAGTCCTTAACGACCGTTGGATTCTACGCTGGATGGCATCTGTTAAGGATATTCCTGCGGATACAGATGTGATTTATCTTGGTGGTATTCTACCGCCGAATAAGTCAACCTTCCCGCAGGTGGCAGAGTATGTCAACGAACACTTCGGTCGCATTGCACAGAATACGCTCTTTTCACCAAACCCGCGCCGTTATTTCCATTTCTGTAACTATGCGTATGTGCTGACGCAGCAGGGAGCGCGCAAGCTTGTAAGCCTAGTGAAGGAGAAGGGCATTTTCACAAGCGGCGATCATATGATTGTGAATCATGGTGATAATCTCCTGAATATCTATTTTACAACACCAATTCTTGCGACTTGCTTCCAGGAGGAAGATCCTGTATACCAACGGTCGGATTTTAACAACTTTAATCGTGTAGACAACTTTGATAGCGATCTTTGGAATAATACAGAGTGCTTTTCAAAGGACGAAGTGTTTGCAGTCCTAAAGACCGATCTTCAGTCGCAGAAGTTTAAGGTAGTGGAAGAGACATCGTCTGCTGCAGAAGTAACCGCACCTGCGTCTGCTTCAACGGGGCTAACTACCAAGGCAGATTTTTCAGCGGCATGGAATCAGGTACTTCAGGCGGTAGCACTCAAGAATGATGATAATTTTAAGACGGCACTGGATGCGATGCTTAAAATGTGGATGGTACTTGCGGTAACGGATGCCGAGGTAGTAAAGCCGTATCACACAATGTTCGAGCAACTCCTAGTTGCCGACAATGAACTCTTTATCAAATACAAGACCGATATTTACAATATGCTCAGGGCAGGATTTGACCTGACGGACAATGCCAAGTGGGGTAAGATTCTTCAAAAGGTATCTCCGTCTACTGCTTCTATTTATACCGTACCAGAGACACAGACACAGACACAGACACAGACACAGACACAGACA